ATATCACTATTTTTTCTTCTTTGCGGCCGCAGCTTTCTTCGCTTCAATCATTGCTTTGAACTTGTCGCGTGCAGCAGCTTGCTTGTCGGTACCACCCGCTTTTCCCTTGGGAGGTACGGGTTTACCCTTAGGGGGAACTGCTTTGCCACCTGCAGGTTTCTTAGCGTCAGCCATGTTGTTAATGTGTCTTAATTGATTATAAAGTTACTTACCTTGTTTGTAACGACGGGCAGCACGTCCGGCTTTTTTTGCACGTTCAGTGTTAGGCACAAACTGTTTACCTTCCTTACTACCAGCTCTTTTCTTTTGGTCGGTCTCCGCACGTTCTTCTTTAGAGAGTGAGGCCCATGCTTTCTCTGGTAGGTACCGCTTGGTGTATCCTTTCTGAATTGCTTTGTCTACCATAATTAAGGAGCTAACGGAGGAGCAAATGGAGTTATCTTTGATCCTGGCATAAGATTTTTAGGTGCGATTTTTTCTTTCATTTGAAAATATAATGTGTTTAAACGGTTAAGAAGATCACCTTGTTCTTCTTTTTCAAAATCTGCAGGTTTAAAAGGCACCGTTCCTTCGTAAGTTTTTCCTGTTATATTTTGCCATTCTTGAGCTGGTACATTTACACGAATATCAAACGGCTCATACGTACCTAAGGTTTTTGCTGCATTATAAATTAATGCTGGAATAGGGCCACCTTCACCAAGGTCTGCTACTGCATCAGCCCTATCGGCAAGACCCATCTTGCCTAATCCTGGAATAACTTTATCTGCCGGATCAACTTTCCATCGATCATAAATTTCCACGCCTCCTTTTGCCTGTGGAAAAACAGAAAGACTTCCATAGGCCATCTTCATATTTCTTCCTTGTCCATACAAATTAACAACAGGGCCTGAATTCTTAAGATAATTTTTGTGCGCTTCAGCTCCTGCCTTAATTCCTGTCATGACATTATTAATGTCAAAGGGAGTGTTTATTGTCTGCAACATCATTTGTCCTAAAGGGCTATTTTTTATTTCTGGTGATGCAGAGGCGTATTGTTGTTTTGCCTTCTCAATAAAAGCTTTATGATTTAATTCTTGGGCTTTCGCCATTTCATATAACTGTGCGTCAGTTAAAGGAATTGTGTTATATTTTTTGTTGTATGCACCTTTAACTAAAGAAAGTTCTTCTGGTGTCATTGTTGTAATATCTTTTGAGCCTCCTGTCATTGCTTTTACAAAAAATTGCTCTGGTTTTGGTAAACCAGATTTTTCTAATGCAACGTCGCGTACTACTTGAAAGGGAGCTGACCTAACAATAGCTGCAGGACGTAATGGATTTTGTGGCGCAGAAACTAAACGACTATCAGAACCACCTGGTAACAAACCTCCAAATACATTCTTATCTACTTGACCGTAGCCACGGCTTACACGATTTAAAAACTTCTGGAATAATTCCATCACTTACTCTCCTTGTATTTCTTGGCCGCAGACTTTGCTTTACTTCTTTTTTCGTACTCATCCTTTGTCATCCACTTTTCGTCCGACCACTTCTCTAAAGACTTTTGTTTTTCACCCTTACCCCCTTTATAACCACCGCCTTCTTCCTTGTACTCACGTGCAACAATTTGAGCCTTACGGGCAGACCACTGCCCAGGCTTACCACCTTCAGAACCAGCCATCACACGATCTTTAATACGTTCGCGTAACTCTGGTTTTGTGTACTTATTCTTCTCCTGAGACATCAGGATCTTTCATACGCTCTTCTAATAGTTTAGCCCACTTACACGGACGTTTAATCACTTCTTGTAATTCTTCCTCACTAATGTAAGGAAAGTCTTGATTTAATTTTGCAAAATATTTTTCGAGGCGTTCAGCCTCGGAAGGAATGTGGCACTTCATTGTTGCTTCCAAAACGTTCAATAATCATGTCAATCTGTTCCAGGGATTCAATGCGACACATTAAATCAGTAATCGCATTGATGGTCACTGGGTGTTCAGTGCGAGCTGCAAAAGCAAGTGCATCGCGCAGATGGCTGCTTGCCTCATCTAATGAGCCTTTAACCTGAGCAGAAAGAGCCATTACATTTCAAATCAATACAAATAGATTAGCACCAGATCCAACCAATTTGATATGAGTCAAAGTACGGATCTATACCCAAGGACTCCATCAGTTCGTACACAAGCCGTCCCTTGCCATGCCGGCGACCATCTGGTGCTTTGATATTGTCATCCACAACAATCAGCGTGTTGGGTCCCAGGAGCCCAGAGGCTGCAAACAATTCTTTTAGATGGTGAGAAGCTGGTGCCCAGTCGTGATTCCAATCAGTGATGTTATACGAATCAAGATAAAGAAGAGACACATGCCCATGCATTGTGTCAAGAGCTTCTACTGAATCTGATTCAATAACCTCTGCATGCTTTGTGGATTTACGTGCAAGCTCGCAAGCTGCCGGATCAATATCAATTGAAATTAACTGACCAGTACCTCTGATGTCAATGTAATTATCAAACAACAAAGTTGAACAACCATCACCTGTGTAATTGTTTTCTTCACGATACGTACCTGTTTCAACAATGATTGGCTCGTCACACAAGTCAAGATGTTGAAAAATTTTTTCAAACGTTTCTTTACGTGCACCTAGCCGTGCCTTCAAAGGCTCGAAGTAAGTGCTCCAGGTGCGTTCTTCTGTCACAGGTCAATGCGGGTGTAAGGTACGTCTTGTGATTGTAGCTCCCTCTCGTAAGCGTCAGCTTCGATGGTTTCTACATCTTGATACGCAAGGTTAACAAAACAACCTGTGCGACACTCTTCGTCAAAGTCAAAATAAAAGCGAGTTAAGTTTGATGCCATGGGTTAAACATCTGATGAGAATGTATGCAATTGCTAACATCGCAAGGCGTCCGTTAACACGTTCAGCATACCAAAAGTGATCACCTAAGTCAGTGTGCCTTTTCCAAATTTTAAGATCAGGTGCTGCTTCCAGGATCCACTGCCAAATCGCAACAAAAATCCAACCAAAGCAAGACACGTACCCTTGGATGCCTAGTAGGAATTTGTTCATTGACGTGATGCGACTTCCATGAAGAATAAGTAGGCATCCATGCTAATGACGACAAGCATCGCACCAAGGATCGAAGCGATTGCGTAGTTGAATCCGTCCATCACATTAGGCTCTTTCATTTGCTAGACTAGTCGCAATACACAAAACCAACAATGGTTGCTAGACTGAATACGTCAGATCCTTGGATTATAGCCAAGGAAGAGCAACCAGAAGTTATGCGGTCGTTGAATAGGACCGCAGCCAGAATCTCGCTTAACGGTAGACGTCACTATACAACGCCGTTACCCACTGGACCTGCGCCATCCGTAACCACTATCATTAGTGAGACGGTTTCCGAAGCAAACAAACGGAAGCTTGAAATGTGGTCGAAAGCAAATCCAGGTGTCAAAGAAGCTGCTGCCGAACGAGGAACTGCCATCCACTATGGCATGGAACAGTACCTCAAAGGGAATAAAACTCCTGATATTCCAGAAGAATATGCGGACTTTTGGTCGGGTATGCCATCAATCCTGGATCAATTTGAGGAAGTCCTTTGGGCCGAGTCCCCTGTTCTGGATAAGTTTGACTTCACTATTGGTGCTGATGACGTTGCTCGCGTCTGGGGTTGTGACTCAGAAGGTCGTGCTTGGGCTGGTGCTCCTGATATTATTGCTGTCGCCAATAACAAGCTGACACTTGCCGATCTAAAAACCAGTGTCAAACCCTATAGTCGTAAGTGGCCAAAAGATTTGGAAAAGGGGTCCCAAGAGTGGAGAGATCTGCTTAGTGGTCATCTTAAGTTTAAAAAGACTTGCAAGCAATTAGCTGCATACGACATTGCTATCGAACAAACGCTTGGCATGACGGTACAACAAGCTGCAATCTTAGTGTCAACTCCAGTACGTACGCAAGTGTTTAAAATCTCAAGAAATTTTCTTAATATGTTGAGAGAAGATTGGTACAAAATTGTTGATGAGTACTACAAACAAATTGAAAATTGCAATGTATATGATCCAGATTTGATTTGAAAACTTTAAAAGATGCTTTACAATCCACAGGGAAAAATGGAGTGCAGAAAACGACTGGCTTGGACAATTGCTTGTGAACGCGCAGTTGTCACAAAAGAAGATGCTGTAACAATTTACAACAAACTCATGAATGAATTTAGTGATATGGATAAGAGAACTAAATACAAACAAGCTGAGTCTAATAAGTCTCAGTAATAAAACCAAAAGTCCTAGGACGTTCTGGGTTGGTGGCCGTAGGATAAAAAGACAACCCACAAAACCACATGAGTACCCACGTCATCGGCGTGGGCGAATGGATGCATACCCTCGTTAGCCGTATGTCCAATGCGGCGGATGGGGATTTGTTTTGTCTTCCAACGCCTATGCATCTCCATGCTTACAACTTAATAAAAGACGGTCAATACCCTGACCGCAGCTTTAGAATCTCCCTTACCTACCCAACGAAGTGACGATGCACATGAACCAACAAGCAGTAAAACCTGGTGAAATCCGACTCGACCTCATTCCTATTGATTGGCCCTTAACTCCTCTTGGTCCCAACAAAGATCCATATGTATTGGGTTGGCAAAATAAACCGTTTACGACTGAAGCAATTGAAAATGAAATTATTAAAGGGGAATGCAAAGCCATCGGATTACTTGGTGGTCCTGCCTACAACAATCCTTATGGTTTCGTTTGGGTTGATGTTGACGGACCATCCGTCTATGAGCTCATCGAACAAATCTCAAACCTCTGCTTACTCGATGCGTTGCCTCCCACCCTTACCATCCTCAGTGGTAAAGCAGGGCGTGAACGGCGTCTATACAAAGTAAGTAAAGAAAAACAAAAACATTTTGTACGTAATAAATATACATGGACCTCGCAGGGGTCCATGGAAAAACTAGAAATCCTGTGGAAACGGCACCAAGGTGTGTTAATGGGTTCGCATCCAGATACGCAAGGTTATTTCACTGCAGAAGGATTGGGATTTGAATGGGCAGACAAAATTCCTGAGCTGCCAGGCTGGGTGTTAAATGCCATCATTACCCGCAACGCAAAACAAGGACGTCCTGCAGAAGAAGTATCACGAGTCATTGGTAACTCTTTTGCAATCACCAGTCGCATTGGGCTGGAACGGGATATGCAATTGGCTACCTCCGCAATGTGGGCGCTTCCCCTTGAGGCGGTTGATGACTACGACATTTGGATTGCTATCGGACAATCGCTTCATGAACTTGATGAATCCCTGCTCGATCAATGGGATGAATGGTCCAAACAAAGCGATAAATATAAAGAAGGTGAATGCCATAAGCGTTGGCTATCCTTTACAAAAGGTGGTGGCCGTGGTATTGGGACACTTTACCATCTGGCTGAACAAAACGGATGGAAGCGTCCGCAGGAAGACAAGGTGTTCCCTCCAGACGATGCTACTATCAACCACGTAGCAACCATTCTTCCCGAAATCGAAAGACATGTGGAAGATGAAATGGATCATCTACTAAAAACAGCTACACCAAACGACACTATTTCAATGCAAACCGAAGACTACATTGATGAACCTCAATCGCAAAAGCGGAGCAAGAAAAAAGAAAAAGAAATGCGGCAACCTAAGAATGAAATTGCCGACAAACTGTTAGCTACTTACGGTAACAACCTGCTATTTAGCTTGCCTCACAATCAATTCTTTATGTACGACCCTAGCCAGGGGTTGTGGAATAAAGTGAGCAAGATTGAAATGCTTGGCGATATCCGCTCCAAGCTTCAAGCCCTTCTGTTAAGTGGCTGGTTGCGTGAAGGATTTAGCTTCCAAATGCTTGATGACATGTTCAAGCAACTCCAAGCAATGGTGCCTTGTGATAAATGGCACGAAGCAACAGACGTTTTGCTTTTCACCAACGGTGTGCTTGATGTGACCACACGGGAATTGCGGCCGTTTGATCGCAATCTCCATATGACACAGCAAATGCCTTACGCATACAATCCTCAGGCAACGTGTCAACCGATCATTGATTGGCTGCGTTACACACAACATGGTTCAGAGCAGCGCACACAAGTTCTGCGTGCTTGGCTGCGAGCAACTCTCCTTGGCCGTTACGAACTGCAAAAGTTTCTTGAGTTGGTAGGCCCTGGTAAATCTGGCAAATCAACCTACGCCAACCTTTGTGTTGCTCTTGTTGGCAAACGGAACGTTTGCTCAACGGAACTAGAACAAATTGAGAAGAACCGATTTGAAACTGCCAGTTTCATGGGTAAGAAAATTATCTTGTTCCAGGATTCTGACCGTTATGGCGGCAGTGTTTCAAAACTAAAAGCAATCACTGGTGGTGACTGGATTCGTTCTGAGTTTAAATATCAAGCAGAACAACTTGAACCCTTCCAGTTCCAAGGTGTTGTCATCATTACGGCTAACGAAGCAATTCAATCTACCGATTACACCTCGGGTCTTGCCCGTCGTCGCCTCACTATTCCGTTTGATCGTCCCTTCACTGGTGGTCAAGCAGAACAACGTACGTTGATGGGATTTGATAACAAAGGCATTCCGCAAGGAGATTTTGCGCCCTTACTGCCAGGGCTTGTGAACTGGATACTGGATATGTCTGAATCTGAAATGCGTGATTACTTGATGGAAACATCAAAGCACGTTGATTTCTTCCAGGTGTACGAGAAGGATCAAGCCATTCGTTCTAATCCGCTTTTGGATTGGTTGGACAAACACGTTATTTTTGCTCCGGGAGAACGGTCTGTCATTGGTACCTGTAAGCCTTCCGCTGGTGGTAACAATTACTATGTCGATTGGTCCACACTGCTGTATCCGTCCTATGCAGAACATTGCCGTGGTGCCAACGTTGGTGTTTCTGGGCGTGCTCGATTTGAAGTGCTCCTTATGGACATCTGTAAAAACCAATTAAAACTCAATGTGTACACAACCAAAAACACCAATGGTTTGATGGTCCATAACATCCTCGTTCGTGAAGGTGCACCGGAACGCTACAAGGGTTATCCTTCCATTCTGGAAGTAGCCTCTGACCCTACACGTTATGCAATGGAGTATGGTGTTAATCCTGCGATAATGGAAGAACACATCGCACCAGACCATTGAGTAACGGGCGTCACCTGATCCTTGACCTGTATGGTTGCGATCAGAACCTTTTAAATAACTATGAGGAGCTCCAGCATTTGCTGGAAGCTTCTCTTGTTTTAGCAAAAGCAAATATCTTACGTATCTTTGGCGAGAAATTTGAACCGCAAGGCGTGACCCTGTTAGCACTCCTATCGGAATCGCATGCATCTATTCATACGTGGCCTGAAGTAGGGTATGCGGCAGTTGATCTCTATACCTGTGGAGATACGACGCTTACCCATAAGGCTGCAGAGTTTTTAAAAAAGAAGTTAGGCGCAGAAACAGCAGATGAAAAAGAACTTGTACGATCAATTGAACCCGTTAATTGTGTAGAGTAGATCGGAGTTATTCCGATCTAATGTCTAAGAAAGCAAAACTTTTGTGGTGTGGTGACATTGTTGCCATGACTGGGTTTGCCCGTGTAACCGAGAATGTTATCTCTCGTCTAAAAGACGACTTTGAAATTGTTGTTTTAGGTAACAACTGGTGGGGTGATCCAACTCCTCTGCAGCAGGAGTACAAAATGTATCCGTCCTCCAATCGGCATCAAACTGCGCCCTTTGGCGAGCAACGCATTCGTGAAATCGTTGAACGTGAACAACCTGACATTGTGTTCACTATCAATGATATGTGGATTATTAATGAGCAATACAACCAAATTAGAGATTTGCACAAGGCCGGCAGATTTAAATTTGTTGGCTACGCACCCATGGATTCGTATGCATGGACCGGTTGCCTAGCAGATACAGCCAATGAATGGGATGCAGTTATTTCATACACAGAATTTGGTGCATATGAATTTATGCGTGGTGGTATTACGAAGCCTGTGACTGTTATTCCGCATGGGGTAACACCAGGGCAGTTCTATCCTGTCGATAAAGCAGAAGCACGGCAACGCTTGGGCCTTAAACAAGATAGCTACATTGTTTTCAATGGTAACCGCAATCAATTCCGTAAACGGATTGACATCACAATCAAAGCATTTGCTGATTTTGCCGTTGATAGACCTGAAGCCATGTTGTACCTGCACATGGGTCTTAAGGACCAGGGCTGGGACATCATGGAGGTGTTTGCACGTGAGATGACACGTGTTGGTATTGATCCAAACGGAAGGATCATCATGACGTCAAACCAAGCTAATCCACCAAATGTGTCGGTAGAAATGCTAAATGACATCTATAACGCATGTGATGTGGGTGTTAATACCTGCAAAGGCGAAGGCTGGGGTCTTGTCAACTTTGAACACGCCGCATGTCGTGTTGCTCAAATTGTTCCTGACCATACATCGTGCCGAGAAATTTTTGAAGGCTACGGTCAATTAATTCGTTGTGACCACGTTGATGTGGATACCAATTATTCGAGAGAAATGCCATGTCCTTCTGCAGAACATCTCACGGAATTACTTGACTATTTATATGAAAATCCTGACATTGAAAAAGAAGTTGCAGAGGCTTGTTACAAACGCGTAACTGATCCTCAATTCTCATGGGACACAGTTGCGTCTCAGTTTGGTGGAGTATTTGAGGAGGTGTTGTCCCAAGAGCCTGAAACTGTGGCAGAACCTAAAGAAAAAAAGAAGGAGCGAAAGGAACGCACACGGACTAGGAAGCTTGGTAAGTGAGGTTTGTTGGTACGTATGTATTGTGGAAAACGCAAGGAGACGGGTAAAACAATGGATACCGGCTTATTAAAGGGTAAATACCGTCTTATCTAACCCTCTATAGGGTTTCATACGTTGTTAAATCTTTGTAGCAGTTATGTACGGACCCCTGGGACCTGTACAGAAGTGAGACATTTTTGAACAAGGTATGAAACCCTATATCTAAGATAATAAGGCGGTATTCACCCTCCCACAAGACGGTATTCGCAGAATCTCTTGCATACACTTCCCAACAGTGGTACAGTGCCTTGGTCCCCACCCACCAGGAGGTCATGGCACGCACCTATCTCGAGATGCTTCCGCTTTGGTACGTACAGGAGCAGCTAGAGCTCTCTGACCAGTACGCAACCGGTCTTGCGTGGAAGACGGAAGCACGTGGCCACAAGGCCGGTGACATGGCCGGGAGGCTGCATGGGAAGTACGCCTACGTCTCTCTATGCGGCAACCGTTACCAAGCCCACCGCATCGTCTACTACCTGCGTACTGGCACGGATCCAGGGAACGCAGACGTGCTTCACGACCCCGATAACGTCGCTTACGACAACCGAGAAGAGCTCACCCTCAAACAGCGCAAGGTGCGTCGTATGCCTTCTTACCGACGCCGTACACGCAACGCTGAAGGGGAGTTGGTCTACAGCCTGGAAGACGGCATGTCTTTCAACAAATATCAACGCCTCCTTGGAAACACAATCCATTCTTGATCATGGCTAACTACACCAAGCGCATCAATGAGTTTGCTTCTGTACTGACACCGTTTCGGTATGTAGCAAATATAGAAACACTTTCAGAAGCACAATTAAATTGTCACGGATATTACCGTGGTTTTATATGTCCGCATGGGCATACCATTCGTGACAAGTCTTACCATTGGTGTTATGAATGCGTTCGTAAAATTTCTAATAACAATTGTGGTTTTGATATTAACTACATTGAGGGTTTGTACAGGCACCGTTTGCTATCCATCTGGAACAAGATCCCTATTGGTGACTTTGATGAATGCTGGGAAACGCCTGCGTTAACCACCGCGCGAATTCGTTTTCCTTCTTATCGTTCCGCGACCAGTAAAAATCTGGCAGAAAATATTAGCGCTCACAAAGTTATCTACCAATGCGCATGGGGTGACGTTGGCAAGATGGTAGTTACACGCACATGTGGCAATAAAGCTTGTCTTAATCCTTTGCACATGGTTTCCAGTTGGAACCGCAGTTTTCCGCCACTTGAAATTCATCCGTTTGATCACACCTTTGATCCAGAAAAATTAATGCATTCTGCTGACAACAATTTAAAAGAAACTCCTGAACTCATTATGAACACTAAATACCAGCACACAATACAACATCCGTTATTAAACAAAAACACCCCGGATTATGATGATACACAGGAGCTGTATCACGGTTCATATGCCCAGGAATTCGGTACTTAGTCAAGAACAACGCACTAAAAACAATCCATTAGTACTTGGTACTTTCGATCAACTTTCTCTGCGTTACTTGCGTGGGAATCTTGGTGCAAAGTACCAAGTTAAAACAAATGGTTTTGGCGGCGGTACTTACAACAACTGGTTCCAGGTCAATCTTTCTGCACCTGCTTGGATCATTGTTACCAAGGGACCGCCGCGTCCTACGTATATCAACGTCAGTGTTTATGATTTAAATAACATCCCTCAAACAGATCTTCCTGTTTTTCAGGCTGATTCATTGACTGATGGTGTCAATAACCTAGGAGAAGTGTACGTTCCTTACCTAAATACGGTAATGAGCGTACAGTCTGATCTGTACAACAGTTTTGAACGTCTGCGTTTAGATCGCGGGGATGACCGTTATTTCCCATTAGGCGTTGGCAGTTATCTCATTTGTATCTCTTCAACACGCAACGAACCTCTTGATTACGAAGTTGGTGTTGTTATTGAACCAGCCTCTACTGCTTTAGAAGGTTTTTGGCAACTTGAAGATCTAGATGGCAGTTGTGCGCTGCAAGAATACACTATTGACGTTGCTGATATTGTTAGCCCTGTTGATACGGCTGTTGTCATCCCTCCCAATGGTGGTGCATTCACTGAGGTACTTTGTATTATTGAATCTCCAGGGGGCAGTGTCACTGTTGGAACAAATTCAACATGGATTATTGGTAATCGCATTCCAAGTTCAAACATCAATAATTACAAAATTGAATTAGAACCAGGGGATGACGCGTATTACGATACTATTCATGACCACTCTTTATCAGATTGGCAAGCAGCTTGGAGCAGAGAACATCAAGATACAGATCGTTTTCCCGAGCTGTTTATCCCGTTAACAAACAGGGCATGACAAAGTATTTGCTTTCGTTTTTTCTAAAAAAGTTTACAAAACACTCGCCAACTCTTGCTTGGTTGAGTTATTGTAAAAACAATCCATCGGCACCGGCATGCCGCATGTACGACGTATGACTCTCTTAGATCCCCCTCAAAGACCTGAAAAACCACAACCTGTTCCTTCTAAAATTACAGAAGCAACAGAAAAAGACTGGGAAGATTTTTTTGCTGAGCAAGAAAATCTGGATTACTTAAAAGAATTTGACCGATAGAATAAAAACAAATAGGTGCTTTTATGTCTGTAAACAACTACATTGAAGCTGCTCTTGCTGTACACGCAGCAGCTTCTGCCATTACAGCGTTAACTCCAACGCCAAAAGATGATGCGTTCGCTGTTAAAGCTTATCGCATCATCGAGCTATTGGCTTTGGTTGTTGGTCGTGCTAAAGAACCTGGTAACGAAAAACGCCGTCGTCGCCATTAAAACTCAATAGTTCCAACGGACACGCGGATTGCCGTCGCGGACACCAATGTGGACAAATCCTTTTGGTGCGCCGTATCCTAATGAGTACGGCCAATTTTTATCACACCATGCTTGTACAGCATTAATGTCAGCTCCTTCTACGTAAAAATCAATAGCCCCTGTTGACGCGGAACTGTAGGTGTGCTCGCTATTTTTAGCTCCACCTACTTGTGTATTAATGGGTTCTGGTCGAGATGCACTGGTAATGATTAAAGGCTTGTTACCAAACTGTTTGCGTACTCGTTCAAGAAATAAACACAGTTCTTTTGCTGTGTCACATTGATATTGTTTGGTAAAACGCCGCACCTCTTGGTTAAGAGTCAATTCGCCATAGGTAATATTTGGAGTGACTTTATAACTAAAAGGGCTTTGTGGAGTGAAATTGTTTTCATGTGGATTTTTACTTTCTTTTTCTCCAATGTTTTGAAGCTGTTTATCCATGATTTGAATTAATTTTGTGCTGTAGTTTGGATCAGTTGCATATCCTTCTTCTACCAATAAACGCGCACATTCATTTCGACTACTTGCTTTATTGACGCCTTTGTATTTACCAAAGTCTTTATACCAGCGATCAACCAAGTAGTAAATACAAGTTTTAAGATCCGGAAAATCAATAAAACCTGCTTTAATTGTTACCCACTTTCCGTTAATAAATTCCTGCGTATCAACTTTTGATCCAGACCCTTTTAAACCAAACGCATTCCAAGTGCCTGAAAAATGTTTTCCCCATCCTGATTCAAGTGCCCACTGTGCAGCAACACATTCTGGCCATTTAGCACCAGCTTGCTTTGCTGTTGCTAAAACACCTTCCCATGTATTAGCAACATCTGTTTTTGCCGTTTGTTTATTGCGGTATTTAACAGCAAAAGACTCCAAAACATCAGGAGAAACCTGAGCTTGAAGCCAATTCCATGCATCAATTTGCTGAGGTTCTTTTTTAAAAAACTCTGCAGCATCGGTAAGTTTAATTGTCACAACACTTCTTTCAGTTTTTTGTATTTTAACTGATAGTAGTGTTATTTAAAATCAAACTTTAACGTAGCCAAGTGGATGCGGTAAAGGCGGCAAAGGATCTGGCGTGCCCCAGGGTAACCCAGATGCTTTATTTAGTTCTGCATTAACACGTTCGGCAAGTGCGGCTTCAATTTCTTTAACGCGATCCGGTGTTAACGCATCTTTACACCAACCCATTACCGTTTCTTTACTCAAGCTCAAGTACGGAACCCATTTTTTACTATCAGCGGGGGCAAGCTGAACAACACCTGAAGTGCTGATCGTATACTTGCCCGCCATCTGATAAGCAAACCAGTGAATTGCAGTTACCTCACTACCTGGGTAAGAAGAACTGTCCGGAAGATTCCGTTCAAGTAATGAAATTCCCCAAGTAGTTTGGTTCATTGGTCAGCTTTCAACAACTTCAGGATCAATAGCATTGGCAGTTTCTTCTTCCTCTGATGCAAACTCAAGCGTTTCAATCAGTTGACCGATGAGGTTACCGGAAAAAGCAATCAGATTGCCGTCACCGGTAGCACGTGCAGCACCAAAAGAATTGATGGCACTGATCAGCTCAGATTTTTTGCAAGCCATAATGAACAAATAACTTCAAAGAGTATAACAAAAATCACCAAGGTACACCAGCTTCTGTGGTTGGATTCAGTTTTTGCTGGAGTTGATTGTACAGTCCTTCTTCGATAGTGACGATTTGATCAGGACCAAGGGTTTCAAACACCCAGTTCAAAACCTCTTCTTTGGTCAGTTCACTGAAAGGAGTGAAGTTATCGGGGTCTGGATCACCAAAACCAACGGAGCCATAGACACCGACTGATTCACCGTTCTCTTCCAGGGCAGCAGTCCAGTGTGCAGTGTAGACAGCACCATCAGGACAAGTATCCCCATCAGGAAGCTTGCGCTCAAGCTGAGCAATATCCCAAGTTGCGTTAGGCATGATACCAATGTTTTCTACTATTTTACAGGAAGTAAGTAGTGATGCCAACTACTAGCTATCAGCAAGACGCTTCATGCCTTTGTCATTGTTGGCGTAGAGACGTTTTAAAGCAGCAGTGGCATTTTTAATAGCTTCCGTTTCACGCCGCACCTCATCAATGCGGCGATCAAGCGGTTCTAGCCAGGTGTCGTCAGACATAGAAGTGAAAAGGACTACGCGCTTTCAAGAGCTGCAACTTTGGCCTCAAGGGTTTCGATGCGCTCCATTGCTTCCTGCAGCGCCTTGACTGCTTTCATGTAGAGCACTGAGTAGTTCACGCTCTTGGTGACGGTGCCAAGGTCGTTGCCATCTGTGTCGCGGTCAGTTGTTTCATAAACAAGACCAGGAGAAACAAGCTCAATTTCCTGCGCAATCACGCCAATCTGGGTGTGCGCTCCACCTTGCTTAAGATTGTATTTTCTAACGCGAAGGTTTTTGATGTCATTCCATTGCTCAGACGCATCAACAATATTTTCTTTCAGTTTTAAATCAGAAATTGCGCCGTAGCTGTTGTTAATATTTTGGATGTTTCCGTTTGAGAAGATTATGTATCGCTGGATGGACCCGCTGTCGCTGAAACCAGACGCAAAGCCGGACCCAGTACCGCCGCCTGCTGCTATATATTGCGTTAAAGCATAATTTGTAAATGTTCCGGCTGTGTTATATGTTTGCAGGCAACGCTCATTAACAGACTGATAGAATTTATGCCAAACAGATCCTCCATCTGGACTGTAAGTACCAGTTTCTGAGCATTGGATATAACCGTTCTGTCCAATCCTCATCCGCTCCGTCGGAGAACTTGCCCCATCCGCAGTAGTGGAGAACACCAGCCTACCTGGGTAGTCATTTGCCCCACTGGTCGCATCGGCGGTAGCTGTTATCTGGGCGAATACACCTGAGTTACTGCCTTGGTCAGTAAAACGCAAATAACCAATGTCAGTCCCAGCCCCAAACCCTGCAGAAGCCAATCCGTTGTAAGAGATCTGCGCAACACCAACAGCAGAACCGTTTGATGCACCTTGAACTACCAGTTTGCTTACACCGCCAGACCCATCAGACGTGCCCACTAGGAGCCTGCCGGAGCTGTCGATGCGGGCACGTTCGGTGCTGCTAGTTTTAAACCGAACATCTGACCCATCCACTGCAGTAGAAAGATACGTGGAAGATCCCCTGTTGTAGGACTGAATAAATCCAGTGGTATTACCAGAGTCGTAACCAATTTCAATGCCAGCTCCAGAGGCTGCACTGTTAGTGTTGCCTGTGAATCGCCCAATGCTTGTGCAATCAAGTAAGTGCTGAGGCGTCGTAGTGCCAATCCCTACGCGGCCTGCGTTATCGATACGAACTTTTTCTGCAAGAGTTCCAGCGTTTCTTGTCCAAAAAGACAGGAACCCGTTGTTGCCGTCAAAATCGGTAGGATTGCCACAGAGAATACGTGCCCGTTCGTATGCCTCATTTGAGCCATACATGCCGATGTAGACAGAACTAGTGTTTCGTTGGTTTGGAGATTCGTTTACAAGTCGCAACGCCTCTAGCGAAGTACCTTCCGCTGCTCTTACAACCGACAGTAACGAAGCGGGCGAACTAGTCCCTATACCCACGAGCCCTGCTGATGTAATGCGCAGGCGTTCTAAATACGAACCTGCATTTGCCGTATAAAAAGCCAATGCGCCGGAATTTGAACCTGGACCGGTTGCAAGCGCTCCGATCTTTGCTTGAGTATCTGTTGTAGTTATTCCAAGAAACTGCATTTCTGCAGCCCAGCCATTGACATTGGCATTTTGTAAAACAAGCGCAGTCCCATAGTTGTTAGTGTTGATTGTTGCGTGAATACCATTCCCAACCGATGGTGCACTGCCAACACCAACGCGCCCACTCGCATCCACGAACAACCTGCCAGACCCACCAGTGCTGATGGCTACTTGGTCTGCGCCGGGTGAGTAAATACCGGTATTTAAATCACCCGTAAATGTAATCGAAGGGCTTGCTGCACTACCTGCCGCAAATACACCCGATGTAATAGTATGAGTACCGCCACTAATATTAGTAAAATTACCGCTCGTAAAGTTAGCTGTCGTACCAGTTACGGTAACACCTGAAAGAGTGCCAGTGACGGTTACGTTACCGCTAAAAGTAGGATTCTGAACTAAACCAGAAAGCGTAACGCTCTTATCAACACCATCATTGGTAAAAGTAACCGTATCAACCTTAATAGTTCCGTAAGTCATTTGTTGTCTCTTTTTGTCTATTTTAACCGAAGATCAAGGAAGAATAATTAACGGACCTTGGATTACAAATCCGCTTGTGCTGCCTGAAACAACACCAGAACAAACAATGGCAGGTGTTGCACCAGAGGGTGTTGTAACCCTAAGCGTACTGCCAGTGATATTGGTAAACGTACCGGTCGCACCAGTGACTGTTACGCCGGAAACAGTTGTGAATGTTGCGGTTACACCTGTGGTTGTTGTCCCTGTTAGCGAAACAAAAGTACCACTTGTTCCAGAAAGAGTTGTAAATGTTCCTGTTGGTGCCGTAACACTGCTTCCACTAATTAAGCCGGAAGAAATGATTCCTCCAGTGGAAAAAATACCAGTTCCTAGTACAGATAAGTTACCAGAAACAACCGTATTAACAAAAACAATATTTGTAAAAACACCTGAAACAGCAGAAATTAATCCGGCTTGCATTGTGTCGCCGGTAATAACTAAACCACTGATATTTTGAAACCTTCCCGACGTACTTAAAACACTGTTGCCAGTAATTGTTGCGCCGGAAATACTCGTTGTAAAAGAACCTACTTGTCCTGTTAAATTAGTTGCAAGTACTGTGTTACCTGTTATTGTTGTACCTGAAACACTAGTTGTACCGACAACAGTAATGCCTGTAACAGAAGTAAATTGACCCGCATCTCCAGTGACAGTTGCTCCTGAAATGCTAGTGGTTCCAATAAGAGTGCCACCTGTAACAGAAGTAAACTGACCCGCATTTCCTGTTACAGTTGTCCCTGATACGCGACCAAAATTACCAGTAACTGCAGTAACAATCCCTGCGTTTACAGTGTTTCCTGTAACTGTTGCCCCAGATAAAGTAGTAAAGACGCCTGAAACTCCCGTAACTGTTCCAAAGTTCCCAGTCTCTCCTGTAATTGTCTGACCAGAAAGAACCTGGGTAAAGACACCAGAGATGCCAGTTACTGTTCCAAAAGATCCTGTATTGCCTGTTACGGTTGCGCCTGATACTCTAGATGTAAAGGTTCCCGAAACACCTGTTGCATTTGAAACTAAAAGCGTATTTCCGGTAATGGTGTTACCCGATACCTGCGTAGTAAATACACCTGAAATGCCTGTAACAGTTGAAAACTGTGCTGTAGTTCCAGTAACTGTTGTTCCTGAAAGTGTCCCAGTAACTCGAACACCGTTTGCAAATTGAGCAGTTCCTGTGACAGTTAAGCCACTTGCAACAGACAAATTTCCGCTGACGTCAAGAATTGGCGTACCAAGTACTTGGAAAGTTCCTGTAGTAGCTGCAACAGTTGTTCCAGTAAACGTTGTTCCTGTTACGTTGGTAAACGTACCGTTTGTAAAAAACGCACTGACACCAGTTGTTGTGGTTCCTGTAAGACTCGTAAAGTTTCCTGTTGGGAACGATGCAGTTGCACCTGTAGCAAGGGTTGTGAAGGTACCAGTAACCGCATTAACTAGGCTGCCTTGAACATACGTCCCGGTTAAAGTGGTGCCGCTAATGGTTCCACTGACTGTTGCGTTGTTCTGAACAAGGATGCCACTAAAGGTACTAAGCCCAGATGCAGTTACCGTATTAAAACTAGAGTTGCCAGATACAGTTAGATTTCCTGTGATGGTAACGTTGCCGCTAATTAAAGCGCCGCTACCTGGTGCATAGTACAGATCTAAGTAATCTCTGAATTGAGAAAATGTAATCTTTTTGTTGCGCAGTGAAGGGTCTACCTCAAAAACGTGGACCAGGGTCATGACATCCTGGTCGACAATCTCATTCGCTGCTATTGCAGGGAATTCGGTAATACGGCGATTTGCCACCTATCTACTGCGCAATTCTTTCCTTTATTATAGGGCGGCTTATTTAGCGCACCCTAACCTCAAGACGTGGCAAAAAATTAGTACCTAAGTACCAAAGACCTTGAATTCCTGTTACAATTCCACAAGAAAGCAGTAGTACCAGCAAAAGTTCTGCCACCGTTAGGTTACGTCGCAAGTACACAATTTGCGGAGGTGCTTCCATTGGTGGACGTTGCGGTACTGTTTGCTGTATGGCTAATTCCAAGGCACGCGTTTTCATTTCAGCCAACATTTCTGGAGTAATCTGAGGCTCCATAGATTGTTGCATTGGGAATTGGCTTGGCGGAATTTGTTCTTCCATAACGCAAAATTGTTTTCTAAAGACTAGCATCTAATGGATTGGAGTGCAGTATGCCTTACGGACTACGCAAAGGTCTTGAAGACATTGCTTATGAACTAAAGGGAATCAAAAATATCCTTGGTTCCATGTGGCATAGTCGCTATGCAAATGGCGAAACAGATGCCTTGAATCCACAGGCTTTTGCCGACGAGTACATTTCGACAGAAGAATGCAGCAGACGACTAGGTGTTTCAGATCAAACCATCCGCAACTGGATTGCAATCGGAAGAAAAACACCAAGCAAAGGCTGGGTTGAAGGCATTCATTATGTCAATGTTTCTCCTGACGTCCACAAAAAAGCTGTGTTGCGTATCCCATGGAATCGACTAATCCAATCATTTGCAAAAAATGAAAATATCGACCTTAAAAACCTAAGACCTCAATACGATCTTTATCGCACGGTTAAAGAGGTGCTTGAATAATGGCACATCGCTTTAACGGTATTGATATCAAAGTAGTAACCATTGAGAACCACACGGAGTTATTGCCCAAGTCCTTGGTGGATCAAGTTGAAATGTTCCTACCTCCTTGGGGATCTTTTGATGACGGGTGTTTACGTCGCTATCTGGAAAATTTACGAAACTACGAAGAGGAAGACGCCAACTCCGGTATGACACTTGCCAATCGATTGCGTCTTGCTTTTAAAGATTTAGAACCAGACACAATCTGCGGTAAATTTCCGCAAGCAGAACTGCCTCTTAAACGACGTTTGCGTTGCGTAGCCGAGTATCTAATCAGATCGGGAGAATTTGACAAAGTTCGTGACGAACACGGAAAACTTTGCAAAAAACGCGGCGTACTTGGCAAATTGGTTGTCTTGTACCAACCAACACCAAAGCTGCTAGAATCCCTGCACCGGCAAGGTTTGTTAAAAAATGGATCGTCGTGAAAAGTTAATTGCATCAATTATTGGCCCTGAGCTAGACGAAACCAAAGCAAAGATGCTTGACACAACTGTCAAGTTTATTCTTGGTGACATGGGGGCGCAATACGTAAAATTTTGGGATGCAGAAGGACCTGGTGTTCTAGTGTTCCAGCCATCCAATAAAGAGCGTTCAATTTTCTTTTGGACTCTAAAAGAAATTCACGCAGCAGAAGAAGAGTGTGAACAAAAAAATAACGGAGATCTTGCCGAGACTTTCCGTCGAATCTTAGGAGCAGCACAAAAAATTGATCCGATGGAAAAAGCTGGTTATGTCATCAATGATGAAAAGGGTATTCGGTATTTTGAAATAAACTACAACGATATTGCCAGCAATGACTGAAAAAGGTATCCGTGGTATCTCGGCCAGAGTTGAAGGTGCTGAGTTAATTACAAATGCAGACCTAGTGCATGCTGCCAATGAGCTCTTGGGTGGCATCGACTTAGATGTTGCAAGCTCAAAAGTTGCCAATGAATACGTCCAGGCAACTGAATACTACACACCTGTGGACGATGGACTGAATAACCAGCAGTGGTACGGAAGTTGTTATTTGTTTCCGCCAGCGGGATCGTATTTCTGGGACCAAAAAAACCAGAGATGGAAAATGACTCGTGCTTCTTCTCTTACATTGACGTCTTCGCATGCCGTTTGGTTTCGTCGGATGTACCATGCCTGGCTTTCAAACGAGATTGAGCAAGGACTTTATTTCAGCAATTGTCCCGACATGATTCGATATGAGCCAAAAATCTTTAAGTTTCCAATGTGCGTTTTACGCACTGTCCCCTACCTGCTGCGCAACCTTAATGGAAAGGTAGAAAAGAAACAAACGTGCACTTCTTTCCTTGTGTACTTACCGCCCAAGGATAGCCCTGGGGATGCAGTAGAACTTTTTTGTAAAATCTACGGCGAACGCGGTCATCTACTTGTAGACTAATCAAGCTATTGAGGTCTTATGAGCGTCCTAGCCGATTGGGAAATCAAAGAACGCGCCGAAAAAGAACAGATGATTGAACCCTTTGTTGATCGTTTGATCAGCAAAGAAGATGGTCGGCGTTTGTTAAGTTACGGCTTGAGTTCTTACGGTTACGATATTCGGCTATCTCCAAGCCAATGTTTAATTTTTGGCAAGATTCAAACAGGTGATTGCGATCCGAAAGACTTTGATGAAAGTATTTTAAAACCCGCTGAACTTCTAAAAGATGAACGTGGCGAATACTTTCTTCTCCCGCCTTATGGTTATTGCCTAGGCGTTGCACAAGAACGTTTAAAGCTACCTCGCGATATTACCGTTGTTGCAGTTGGTAAATCTACTTACGCACGTTCGGGTATTTTAGTTAACATCACACCCGCTGAAAGCGGATGGGAAGGTTACTTAACACTCGAAATTAGTAATTGCACCGGGCTTTTCAATCGTGTTTATGCAAACGAAGGAATTACTCAATTGCTTTTTTATCGCGGTAATCCCTGCCAGGTTAGTTACCAAGATCGCAAAGGCAAGTATCAAGATCAACCGAACAATGTAGTGTTCCCTCAGGTTTAAAGACGACCGAAAGAACGTTTTGGTTTATCGGCATACGCAGTAGCTCCTGCACGCCCACCACTGTCTCCTGCCGTGGCACTGGTGGGCTCATTAACCAATTGATTCTTTTGGTACTGCCCAGCGGCCTTGGCACTCTTCATGTAGCGATCAACGCGTGCTGCTGCTCCTTTGGCACCAGAGCCAACAATCCTTCGCTCTTCTGGCCTTACGTACCGCAAATCAACGTTGTAGGCCCTCCCAGGGTTCAAGTCCGTTGGTGCTCCAGCAGACGTACCTGAATCCTTAGCGGCGTCGTAAGTCTCGGCTCTAAACTTGCTCATATTATCATTATAGAAAGAATATATCGCTAGGAAAACAATGCGTCCTTCAATGTTTTTGCAAGAGTTTGCAGCTAATAACGATCAAGTGAAATGCCGTTGCATTGGCTTTGAAGACTTTGGCGCACCTCTTGATACCGAAACTCATGACGTGCCTTTGCAGGATATGTATAACACTGGGTTAGTTGCTCCAATGGACGGGATGCAACGCAACCCACTCAATATTGAAGGCCAAGGTCTGTACGGACAACGTCCGGGTGTAACAGGTTATATTCCTTCAATGGAAGAAGGTATGGCAATGTATGGCGCCAATCCCAAGCCACCTGGTATCCAAGGAGATATTGAAGGTGATCCAGATGATATTGAACTTTTACTTTCCGCTAAACGCAAAGGTCTAATGCGTTAAAACTGCTAGGCTGTTTCAGTCGGCATTTTTACAATGGACATGTTTTCCCCTGTTGAAGAAACCAATGGGTGTGTAGATGGCGTTTGTCCTGTCCCCTGGGTTACAATCAAACCTCTTGAAACAACTCCCATAATTAAAGAGGATGTTGTAAATCATCCCTCGCATTACACTGATGGCGGCATTGAATGCATTGAAGCAATTGAAGCCCAGCAAACTCTAGAAGAGTTCCGTGGATATTTAAAAGGAAATATTGCTAAATATCTTTGGCGTGAAAAACACAAAGGCGGTACCGAATCACTGAAAAAAGCTCAGTGGTATTTAGATCGCCTTATTCAATTAGACGAAGCTCAAAAAGGATGAGCGTAGTTTAAGTCGTCGTCATCATCTGACTCGTCCTGCATACAAGCCAGGGCGAGTTCACTTAACTCCAGTTCGCTAGGCAGATCCCAATCAATGTCAATCCCTTCCGAACACATAATTTCTTTGACGGCTTCCCACTCCATCATGCGTTGAAAATACAAGTTCAGCAAAGCTGCTTGCAGTTCGTCCCAACACATCTCCTGCGTTTGCAGCTCAGCTTTACGCATAGCAAACTGCAGTTCTAAAGGAAGCTCAAACTCCTTACGGGTAGTTTCGTTCTCCATGGAAAGCCCGAGTACTGCATTTATTCTAGGATGCTAGTCACTTGAATACGCAGAGGCTTCTTCGAGCTTGAAACTATTGGCAAACTCTGCCAAGGAATATGGATTAATACTGGCTTCTAGATTGCGAATTGCTTCAGTTTCGTGTGGTTTTGCTCCATAGCTTCTAAACGCTCGTAACAATACGTCAGTAGCTACCCAGGGTTTTGTTTCAACATTCCTGAGGAAAAGATTAATCTCTTCTCTGCGGCGTTCCAAAAGGCCGCCGATGACTTGGTGCTCAGAATCAAAGACCCAACGAGCAATTTCTTCTGTTGCTCCAGCGTAATCATCGACCTCAAGGCAATCAATAATAGCGCTGTACAAAAAACTTTCCCAGCCTATTGAATGACAAAATGAAAGCAATGCCTGCTGCATGCTGTCATCTAACCCCAGGTTAAGCTTTTCAAGTTCAGTGTTTAAAACTGTGAGTTCATCAATGAGGTACTCCAGGGCTTTATGTTTTGTACAACATTGGTTTCGTTTTACAACACTTCCGTCAGGATAGTATTGTGTTCCAAAGCCAATAGTGTAAGGCTCTGCACCCGTCTGTGGATCAGCATAAGCAAGCTCATTAAAGCCTTCGTAACGACAGATTAAATCAATCGCTTGCTTGTAATTATCCATAGGGGTAACAAGTGTTACCCCCAAGTATACCTATTTTTTACTTGCCTTGACCGCGAGATAGTTTACGTCCATGGTTAGGACGTGAGTGTTTTCCATCTCCTTGCCGTGTTTTCTTAGGCTTGGACTCAATCAAGATTGCTGTGGACTTGGGCTTTGCCATGTTGGTGTGGTGATTGCTTCAAGAGTTTAACGTAGATTACCAGGCTTTGCACGACCAATAGCCAGCAGTGAGTTTGCTCTTAGGTTCATCACAATTATGTCTTGCGCGAAAATTTTTACGACGTTCTGGATTGTCGCGTTTAATTTCCATGTTTGCATCGCCAAATCGTACAATTTTTTCCTCACCATCTTCACAAGCTTTTACAACAGATTTTTTACCTCCTTGAATGTCACGCCTTGGTTTGTTACACTCCATGGAGTCCTTATGGATTTTGGCTGCACTAGCGGCTTTCTTGTGTTTACTCATGATCAATACTTAGGTGTAAGTCCTTTAAATGCGCTTGTGAAACTACCAAGAAAACCTTGGCCTGATTTAGATTTTGCTGTTGAAGTATCTTCTGTATCTTCATCTTCATATAAATTAAAGTAAGATCTTTTTGTTGTAGGTGTTGTTGTTGTTTTACTACTGCTCTTTTTATCTTCTTCGTCACTTCCAAATAAAGTCTCAATTGAACCAAGGGATTCAAATGGGTCACTACTAGACAACTTGCTAAACACGCTGCCTTCTTTAAAACCTTTTCCTGCTTGTGTTAAAAGTTCCATGTCTTCTCGATTCACATCAGGCATAAACTCTTTGTAAAAGTCATCTTCCGTACCAGCAAATCCTGCGTTTTTAAACACGTTATACAATTGTGTTTCTGTGGGATCAGTACGTGCCGCTGTGTCTTCAGGACGTTGAATATAGTCTACGCCAAGTTTTTCTTGCGTTACTGCTTCCTTCTTCTCATTTAAATACTTAATTGCTTCACGGATTTTAGTTGCCTCTCCTGTTTGGAACGCCTCTTCAATATATGCTTTTACTTCTTCGATTCCCATTTCTTTACCTGAAAGCCCCATTGATTCAAGTACTTTTTCCCACTCAGGTTTATTCTTGACCGGGTCAATACCTTCCAGCATTTTGTCTGCGTATTCACGAGGCGTTACAAAGTTCAAGAAAGAGATATTGCCCATATTTAATTTTTGCTGTTCAATGATAGGAAGAATATTTTGATCAATGTATGTTTGTGCATCAGACAAAGAAAGAGCATCTTTGGCGGGATCAAACCCTTGTTTGGAGCCATACACTTGATAGTGTAGTTTTGCAAATTGTGCTTTGTCTGTTAAATCGTACCCGTAGTAATAAGCTAATTGATCCCACGTATAATTTTCTCCTGGTACTTTTTGATCGCGCCCTTGAGGAGTATTGACTAAATCCCAAGCTTTTTGTACTTCTTCTTTTTGGGCCAAATGTTTTTCAGCAGAAGTATCTCCTCCCTGTGGGTTAAAATAAAAATCTGCGTCAAAACTTTTATCATTTAATTTGTCAATTGATTTTAGCCAGGCTTCGGCTCTGATATCTGCTTGCATCTTCAGTGCACTTAATGCACTTTGTGTTTGGAAAATATTTTCTTCGCCTTGCGCCACATCCATGTAGCTCATGAATTCCGACATTGAACGTGACGTATTAAAACGTGGATTTAAATAGCGTTTAATATAGTCTTCTGCAAATTCTTTATCTATTTGATACTGCTTAGAAGCATCGTTCCAATCAGCAAAAGTAGCCCCTTCTTCGTATCGTTTTGTCAGTGTCTCATCAAACCATTTTTGCCAGTTATAAACTGAGTTTGATTTTGAAGGGATTCCAGTGACAGCAGAAAACTGTCTTTCTAAACTCTCTTCAGCTTTTTCTTGATTTTTTCCAGTTAACGAAAGGATGCCACCTACGCCAGTGTCCCCCAAAAGCGAGTTAGATAGTTCTTGGTTTACATTAAAGATCTCATCAAACCCAGGCATGCCGCTATAAAAATCAAACTGCTGCTCTTTAGCTCTTTGTTTTTTATACTC